TTACCTCGAAGTGCATTTCATCTCGGCGTGTCCACTGCCCACCCCAGGTAAGAGCATATTTTGTAGCCAGGGCCTTAAGCATTGGTACCTTGCCAGCTTCAAACGTGCCAATAGATTTTAACGGGTGACGGCTGGCGTTAAGGTCTGTGGCCGTACCGCTACTGTGATTACTTAATGTACCTGGTACGTTTCTTACGTCTCTGTAGCACCTACCCCAATCATCGAGGTCACCTTCATCTAGCGGCTCAATCAATTCGTGAAACTCAGCCGCAAAACCAATAAGTAATGGTGCTACCTTTTCAGCGCACCTTAGTTTGAGCATAGTGCCAGGCACGGCGTAAGACTTTATGCCTATCTCTGCAGGCTCTTTACTGGCTGGCCAGCCGTTATAACTCGTGAGCGTCATTAGCTAAACAATAGTTTTAATTCATCGGCAGTTATGCCAAGTTTGGCTAGTAAAGCTAATTTTGCAGCGACGTTAGGGTTTGACTCAATAGGCGTGGGATTTTGCCATAAATCATCGGCAGTGTGGTTTTTAATAAACGACTCTAAAATACTTTGTTCCACAGATGAGCAGATAGTCACCTCACCTGTTGGTTCAAAAATAGTGTTCATATCTATTTTTGATTCATAACCTAACTGGTCCAGGTTGATTTTTTTTGTTGTAATTACTTGACTCATTAGACCACCTTAGTTCCCATAATATATGACCCGGCTTTAATTGTCGTTGAAGTTGCGCTGCTAACATTCTGTGCAAATTGTAATTGCACATCGCCAGCAGTTGTACTGTTTAAAATACTTCCAAACAATGTAATTAGACGTAAATTTGAGTCCACAAAATAACTAGCAGTAGTTCCACCTGTCTGAACCGTTCCGGCTGTTTGAGATGCATCAGGTAATAAAATAACTTGACCAGGTGACCAAAGTAATGTTGAACCGCTTGGTCCAGTGCAAGTTAGTTTTATATCTGGGACACCATCGGCAGTATAAACATATAACCATAATTGAAATAAATAAGTTTCACTTGCAGCGATTGCAAATTTTAATTGCGAATCATTAACGAGGGTAGTACTACTAGTAACAGATTGGTCTGCCGATTTTCTCACAGTTGCTACTACTGCCCCTGTGCTTGGCGTTGCCCAACTGGGTAGCCCTGCTGCAACTGTAAGTACTTGGCCTGTAGAGCCTATGCCTAGACGGGCAGGAGTATTAGCAGCATTGGCATAAATAGTATCCCCAGTTGTAGTAGTTAAGGAGTTATTAATAACACCATTAGTTAATGCAACAGTACCCGTAGTATCAGGAATGGTGACAGTTTTAGCTGTTGTAAAAGCTGTTGCTATTGTCCCAGTTATTCCAGTTGTTCCAGCGACATCAAACTTGATTGCCTTTGTTGCATCGGTGACATCGACGATTGTTGTACTGGAATCACTTAATTTTTTATTAGTTAAAGTTTGAGCAGTAGTTAAATCGGCTGTAACGGCTGTATTAATTGAAAGAGTTACATCTCCACTGGCACCGCCGCCTGATAACCCTGTACCAGCCGTAACGGCTGTAATATCACCCGTTGCACCTGATACTACCCAAGTAGCGCCATCATAATAATAAGTAACGTTAGTATCTTTAAGGTAAGCATATTGGCCCTCAGCTGGGGCAGTAATAGCTGCATCTCTAGCTGTTGCACTAGCAAAAACTAAAATACCTTGCATTAGATAGCCGTTAGTGTCGGCAGCCGTCAGTACCTCACCCGTTACGAATAGTTTATATCCTAGACCTGCGCTCATATTCTCACTCCTTAATAACTCAATACGCCTGTATCAAGTTTGCCGTACAAAATATCATTTAATATAAATGCGTCCAAAATCGCCTCTAACGTAGTAAAGGTTACCTGCCATTTATTAGGTGTGATAGTCATAGCCACGCCAAAAATCTGTAAAGTTTTGGTCAAAGTAGAGTTACCTGGCTGGGTTGTAGTTACCGTAATAGGGTCAAAAAAATCTAAATTAAGCCCTGCGATTATGCCAGCGTTATAATTAGCCGTGTAGAGGTCTAGGGTAATAGCATCACAGCGTACAGTAGTCTCTGCCCTACTTGCTACATAAGCTTGAGCGTAATTTAAGGCATCGGCATCGGTTTGCATAAGTAGGTTTTGCTGGTTGTAGCTGTGTAAAAAGTATTGGGCTATTGAGGCTGTGTTTTCTGCCGTCTGCACCGTGCCGCCACTTCTGGTTATATTGGCTTGGTTATAAATCAAGGTGTCATTTAAGACCCATACCGCATTAGAGTAGTCAATACCTGAGCCATCATCTGTAAATACTGTAGGGGTGCCTGATACTGAGGTAGAGGTAATGAATCTGTCTTGGAACGTAAAACTGCCCGCCGCATTGACATAGAGCGCCCCGTACTCACTTGTCTCTACTGTTTGCATAGCAGCTAGCGCCGTGCGCTGGGTGGCAGGGTCAGCCTGCATAGTAGTTAAACCTGCATCAATATCGCGCATAGAGTTAGGCCAGGATATGGCGTCTAGCAAGTTATTTATTCTGGCGCCGCTTAATTGACCAGCGGTAGTGCCTGCCACTGTAGCTATCTGGGCATTTTGAGCCAGTCTAAAAGCATCTACAGCTGTAATAGTCGTATAAACAACATCATTAGCCGTTAAGGGTGTAGTGGTTGTATAACTCGTTATGTAGCCTTGAAAGACTGGGTAGGTCACACTTGCATAGGTAGCTGTTATCTGTACTTTTCGCATAGGAGATAGCAAGGTGTAATAAGGGCTGTTTGGGTTTTGCGGGTTAAAATCTCCGTTTTGGTCCACAATCCTTAAACTAAGTGTGCCTGTTTGGAATTGGTCAGCCTGAGCGTTACGGCCTCTATTAGTAGTAATTGTATTTACTTGGTCACTTACATCTACAATTACTGCCACCGCATCTGCCAATACATTTACATCTAATTGCCCCTGGTCTAATATCATCGCTTGAGCAAAAGCTGGGCCAGTACTAAAGTTTATAAAAGCATTAACTACTGGCACTGCCATTAGATAGCACCCGCGTAAGATACGTTACTGCCTCGACGGTTAAGAGTCTGCATAGCTGCCTGTACTGCATCGGCTATCGTATCTTCGGTGCCGATTAAAGGGCCAGTAGTAATGTTAATAACAGGGGCGCTATAGGCATCATTAGCGCGGCCAGGGTTAAGATTTATACCGCTAAGAGCGCCGCCGTAATCTGGTACTGATATCTGTCCATCACCTATGTTAGCGTCACCCGTAGAACCTGCACCTGCCCCAGCTGCAGCGGCAGCGGCAGCACTAGCAGCAATAGCTGCGGCAGTAGCGGCAGCATCGGCGGCAGCTATAACAGAGGCAGCGTTTGCCGCATCGGCTATGGCTTGAGCTGCAGCGTTTGCCTCAGCTAGTGCAGTAATAGCGTAGGCCTGTTCAGAGGCCGCCGCAGCTGTAGCGGCTGCTAAATCAAAGGCTGCGTATTTTGCCTCATCTATCAGGGCTATGTAAGCAATCATATTATTATTTCGTGACTCATCGGCTAAAGCTTGAGCCAGTGAAACCTCATCTATAGCAGCCATATCTGCACTAAGAGCAATTTTGCGTAAAGTGGTCTGGGCAGACTCAAACTCAGATAAGGCAGCTAGTTTGGCGATAGAAACTAACTCAATCTGTGTACGCTCAGAGTAATAACCAAGCGCCATTAACTCACCTTGTTTAGCTATGGCATCGTTATATTTAGCCCACGCCGCCATTTTTGCTGCATCTTTATCAGCCTCAGACATTTTAGAGGTTTCAATAGACTGTAACTCTGCTAATAACTCTGTATTTATAAGGTGTAACTGAGTCTCTGATATGCCAGTGAGGCCTTTAAGTTTGTCTGCCTGTACGGCTGTTTGTAGTATTTGTAACTGTTTTAAGTAATCTATAGCAGCTTGGCCGTTATCGTCCTCTATAGCTTGCATCGCTAATAGGCGCAGTTTTGTCTGGCTATCGTAAGTTTCTCTTAAGGCTGCAGCTATTGAGATTTGTTTAATGTCAAAGGCTGCAGCGGCCTTACTTAATAATTCTTGGTTTTTCGCATCTAACTTAGCTTTTCTGGCTGCAGCGGCAGCATCGGCAGAGGCTTTTTTAGTAGCTGCTAGTAAATCGGCTGCTCGCTTTTTAGCAGCGGTTTCGGCTGCTTTAGAAGCTGCTAACGCTGAGCGTTGCGTATCCATATTAGAGCCGCCAGTTAATGCTAAATTACCAGCCCCAGTAGCGCCTACGTGAAAACTGCCAGCTCTACCGCCGCTAACCATATAACCGCCGCTAAAGGCTTTTTGCGCTTCAGTACCGTTAAGCGCGCCTACCATATTGCCTATTTGTGTAATAACTGAGGCAATACCACTAGCTAAAGTATCTATTTTGCTGATAAGTCCGTCTATGCCTTTACTGCCGCTAACTTTGACTACAGCATCTAATAATGCACCGCCTATAGTTTCACTGGCGTTAGAGGTAGCTACAGATAATTTAGCCATCGAGCCAGCGTAAGTATCTAAGGCAGTTGCGCCAGCCCCAGCAAAATTAGCTTTTAACTTGTCTTGAATCTCTGCAAAACTCATAGACTTTAATTCGGCTTGAGTGAGTCCTAGATTAAGTTGCTTTAGGCCTTTTGTATTACCTACATAAGCTTGGCTCAAAATATCTACAGTAGAGGCAAAATCTAAACCACTGCCGCTAGAAACATCAAAAGCTAAAGCCATTAACTCTTGAGTTTTAGCAACGCTGCCCGTAGTTGTAGCTAATTGAGAATATGCAGGCCGTAACTGGTCATCTAATATAGCAGTCTGTTTTTCCATTGACTGAATAAAACTCTCAGCATCTACCGAGGCATAGGCCAGGCCTACGTTTTTAAGATTATTAGCTAGTATTTTTTGAGCTTTTTGGTCGTCGGCTGCAGCTTTCATTGAGGCCTTGCCGTAAGCCAAAACAGCCCTAGTACCGTAAGCTATGCCTATAGCCCCTGCTAGTTTTTTAGTACTAGACATCAATTTTGTTACAGCGTTATCGGCTTGCTTAAATGCTTTTTTGCCCTTAAAAGCCGATGCTATATTTATGGATACATCTACACCCTGAGCCATTATGCAGCCTTCTTACTATTACTATAAAACTTATCGCGGCTAGTTTCTAGCGCTTTAATAACTGCCGCATTAGTCTTGCCGCCATCTTCAGCCCACGCTCTAAAAATAGCGCGGCCTGTCATCATACGGCTGCGCCTACCTGGGCCAGTTGCGTTACTAGCATTAGTAAGAGGGCTTGAATCTTGAAGGCCAGCGATAAAATCTTTACCTTGATGAGCCGAACGCCTACTGTATTTATGGCCACCGCGCACGTATTTAATGATTTCAGTTTTACCAGTCACTCTATTTACATAAGTGCCACCTGCAAAAGGCGAATCCATCTCGGCTAAAGGCGCACCGTAAGGGTTTTTACGGCCTGCAGTTTCATAAATTGCGCCAGCTGCAGAGTGATTAACGATACGAGCAAGAGCTACCCAACCTTCACGGTTAGGTTTTGAGGGTGAAGTACGATAACCAACACCGCGCTTAGCCTCAGCGCCGTCATAAATGGGAAACGTAGCCTCACTAAAACTGCGAGGCCGCCAACCGCTTAAAGGTGTAGTACTTGGTATGTAACCTCTAGCTATTGCCACAATAGGACGTAATAATTTTGCTAACTCATTACGCACTTCTACTGCTAAATCAGGCTCAAGATATGCAATAGCCCTGCGAAGTTCAAGAGCGCCTTCTAGTTCTGTTGGCATCTTGCGCCTCTTTCACTCTGTCGGTTAAAACTTTAACCATATTGGCAAACATACTGCTATCTAAATCTAAGAGGTACTGGGGCGGAATCCCTGTTTCTACGGCAATCTGGGCGACCAGATAACCATATTTACCCCGCCCCACTACTCCAAAGGGTTATCGTCTAGCACGTCCACCTTAGATAAGGTGTCTAAAAACTCTGGGCCGAATACTGGGACGGTTTCGCCGCTGCTCCTAATACACTCCCAGGCCAGGAAATAAACCATACTTTGCATCTCATCATCACGAAAAGCTTTATGGAATCCTTTTTTGTAATGTAATTCAAAAGTATATTCAATTCGTGGCGTTATTTGATGCTCGGTAATGTTACCGTTGGCTCTTGTTATTTTTAATCTTGCCATTGTGTTAGCCCCTTGTCTTAGTTGATTATGAAGTAGTAATAACGATAGCTGAGTTACAGGTAAATGTAATCGACTGTGTGGCAATATCGGCTACTGCGCCGTTAATGTCTGTAGTGTTATTTACTAATACTGTAGTGCTGTATAGCGGGTTAGTTGCCGAGGTTGCAGCACTTGTCTGCTTAAGTGTTAGGGCTACTGTTGTACCCCAGGCTGCCTGTAGTGTCGCATTGACATTAGCGGCAGCTGTGTCAGATAAAAAGTCAAGCGTAATACTGCTGGCCTCTAGGCCTTTTACAAACTTATGTGCGGTATCGCCCATAGCTGTAACCTCTAGCTCGTCAAAGCTACGGTTAATTGTTGCGCTCGTTACGTGGTCTGAAAGTGCTACGGTGTTAAGCGTAACCACTACCCCATTACTTAGATATACGGCCATCGCTTATGCCTCGTCCTTTTCGCTCGGTGTTTCTTTAGGTGGTTTTGTTTCTTTAACCTCAACAGGCAACTCTTGGCCTATCTTGATTAAAAACGCTTTATCTTCATCGGTTAAGCTCATAGTCTTTACTCCCAGCTCGATAGTATGTTAATTGTAATATCACTTGTTAATAAGTCACCGCTAGCCACGCTTAGTACGCTTGGCGCTGATACTGCACTCACGTTAAATACGATAGAGCTAGAGGCCAGTTTATTAAACACTGCCACTATTGTATTTTCTATATTTATTAATGCCCCTTGATTATCAAACATAGGCACACACATAATAATCTTAAAATTAGCTAAGGGCGAAATAGTTGCCCTTGAGTTATTAGTAGGTGTTATGTAGGGGTCTGAGGGTGCCACCGTTACGCTGTTAGCCAAAACTGTACTAGCTGGGAAAGCCAGAGTATCCCAAACCCCAGGGTTAGATAAGGCTGCAGCTATAGTGCTGCGTAGTGTGGTAATCGCCGCTGTCATTATCCCAACATTCCCATTGGCGATAAATAATTTGCTAAGAGGCCTCTGATTGACGCGATTAAAGTATTTGACATCTTGAAGGGTGACGGACTATAGCCGTCTACGCCGGTGCCGCCGTTTTGTGTACTAAAGCGAGCAGTCCAGATATTCTCAGCCAGGATAAGCGCCGCCGCATTGATAGCTGGCGTGTTCGCGTATGTACTACTTTTCGTATCATCGCCTAGAGCAGTGCCATAAGGTAATACTCGTCTAAATGTCTGGTCGCTAGCAGTTTTGGCATATTGTATAAAGCTATAGCCGTTAGGGTATTGCATCATATTAAAGGCATAGCCAGGTACAGACAGATTAGGTGCAGGGTAAGGCACGGTACCCGTAATCGTGTAAGTGCCGTTAAAGGTAGAGCCAGCCCCAGCGATAGTTACAGATTGGCCCGTAGTAAATATGCCAGGGTTGGCCACCATAACTGTAGCAACATTATTAGATAAAGCCGTACCTACTACAGGAGCAACATCAAACCATAAAAAACCGTTAATTAAATCCTGAGCCGCCTGGCAGGTGTCCTCTATCCAACTATAAGAATCGTAAAGAGTACCGACACCCAAACTCGCTTTAAGAGTTGCGGCCGTGCAATATGTAGCGGCCATATCGGTACTCCTTACGTTAGGTGGGTAGGGCAAGGGCTACTGCCCTACCCACTATTAGGGTTTGAAACTATGTCAAATTAAAGCGACGGATACCGCCTGCAATATTGACCATTGTTCCCATCATTCCATAAATTGCAATCTGCACCTGTAAATTAGCAACTACATTTACTGACATATAAGCCGTTGGGCTTTCAAATACGGTAAATGCTTCTGGGGCAATAATAAATGCTGACTCGTCAATAGTAGTAGAAACTACGTTACGGTCCACATATAAATCTAACCCTAGTACGGACCCCTTAGCAGAGGTAGTTGCAGCGTTGCCGCCGCTATTCATTGGGTTAGCAGCTGAATAAATTGGACGGCCTGTTGAATCAGTAGCGCCGAGAAGTAAAGACCACTGGGAACTACCAGCTAGGTAATTCTTAGCAAAATAGCTTGAGCCTGTATAGGCTGCAGGTGCCTCAGTTGAAATAAAGCTGATAATACCCGCGCTAGTTGCAGCTGTAGCTGCAGCTTGAGTACCCCCTGCGGTAAGGGCTGTTATAACAGCGGCATCTGTGACCTTAGCGTAATTGTTGGCCAACTCATTAACAACAGCCTCTAGGAAGCCAGGGTCAGACCTCTCATAAAGCTCTATACTCAGGGTTTGCATACCTGAATATTTTTGTAAAGTGCTGGATAAATATTCAGAAACCGCGTCGGTATTTTGTACTGCGCCGCCTTCTGCCTCAACTGTTACAGCTGGGTAAGTAGTGAATTTAGGCCGATTGATAACCATTCCCTTTTCAGGTGCTACTTGGCGGTCTACGCACTCCATAGCTGGGCGACCGAAGTTACCCTGTGTAGATACTACAGATTTTAGATACTGTGTAGGTGTAAAACCTAAACCAGCGCTAGAAAAATCGTCGGCTGCAGTGACGTAAAGACGTGACTCGTCATTACCTAAAGCGGCTTTAATTTTGTGCTCTGTGTACTTACCCATTGAAGTAATATCGTGACGTACACGTTGGCTATCTAGTGGGTTAGCTCGGATAATCGGACGGGCTGCCTCTACTGCAGGTACAGCCGTTTCTTCCTGTGCTGTTGCATCAGGAGTAGTTGTATCGGGGGCTGTAGTCACAGCTGCCTCGCTCTCTGTTTCGGTTTCGGTTGTGGTTGTGTTTATTACTGTATTACTTACTGTAGTTTTAACGCTCATTGAGTTAGCAGCTTCTATAGCTGCCATCTCAGCTGCGCTAATTTTTTGCACTGCAGCCGAGGTAAATGCGGCCGACTCGACCAGGCTAACCTCGCGGAGTACCGCTGCAGTGACCAGGAGATAATCGTTCTCAGGCTTAGAGGCTGTAACTTCCACCCCAACGGATAGGCCGTCCATCAATTTTTCCTGGGCTAGCAAAATCGCATCGCTACCGCGTGAGCTTTGACTAACTGAAAAGCTAGCGTAAAGACCGTCCTCACTCGATAGGATACTTTTCATACGTCCTACTGGCTTGCTGTTATCGTGCGACATTAAAAGTTTTATTTTATCTGGGTTAGCTGCAACGATTGAACCTTTAGCAAAAACTACACGGCCTGCAGAGGTATTGCCTACCTCGCCATAGGGTGCAATTTTGCCAGAGATCGTACGGCGCTCGCCGCTATCTACTGCCTCTACATTTCCACTAAATGTTAATATCATTAGTCATCATACCTTCCTGTAGACCCATTGGGGATAGTTGTTCCATAGATTGAGCAGTAGGTAAATCAATTAAACCAAGCGCTAACATTTTCTCTAACGCATCTAAACGAGCTGCAGTATCGGCACGTAAAAAAGTTTCATCTATTGCAAACTTCACTACATTACCGCGACGTGTAATATCGTCCATAGATAAACGATTTTCAATAGCACTAATAAACGGCTGTAATGAATATGCTACAAACTCTTTACGGCCATCTAATATATTTTGGTATGTAAGAGAATTATTCATATCTGCGCTAATATAATAAGCTGGCACGTTCATTAAACGCGCAATTTGTGTAGCTAAGTATTGGCTAGCCTCGTTGTACATCATATCTTTAGGGCTAAAACCTGTAGTTTGATAATCTAAAGTGCTAGTTAAATATGCTGTACTGCGACTACTACGCGCTGCTTTCCACGCTGCTAGTAATCCGCTTATCTGTTGCTCTGGTAAATCAGCGCCGCTATTTTTAATAAATCCTGTAGGCATTGGAGTTGCAGCTGCAACACTTGCCGCTTTTTCTAAATCTAACGCTGCAGTAATTGTGCGAGCGCCAGTATCTAAAACGCCAGGTAACAAAGATTGAAAAGTAACGAGTGAACCGATACCAGACATAGG